GTAACAAATCACTACAAAGCGCAGACTAAGCCTTCAACTTATAAAGATCCAAAGACTGGACAAATTGAAACACAAAAGCCGGCGGCTGAATTTGCTGACGAATGGATATTTAAAGTTGCACCTGAAATTTTAAATGCTAAACTTGTTGGCGAAAGAATAGATGCACTAAACACCACACAGAAAACCAAAGAAGTATACAAGCAATATGGTGATGCGGTTCGAGGTAAAGTTAATCTAACCAAAGACAAAAAACTATTCAAAATTAATGCAGGTACCAACGTTATTAACCTAATTAACTATATTGTGGTTGCAAGTGATTTTGTCCAGGACAACCTGGTGGATGATCTATCTGCTGCCTTTGCAAACAAACAACCTATCAAAGATAAAATTAAATGGTTCAAGGTCCTTCCAGAAATCACAGGATTTAAGGGATGGGATAAAAAAGAAGGCAGGTACAAATGGGAAATTACCTATAATGTAACTGTAAGGAATGAGTATTATAGCGATTATCCTTTTGCTCCAAAAGCACAACCCGAAGGCGAAGGTATACATAAAAACTATGATTACATCTTTACTGGCAACAATACACAGATACTAGACCTTAAGATTAACATTGACACGGGTTATTACACAGTAGCACAATTTGGCACTGGAAACGCAGAGGCTGATAAAACGCCAAACAGTAGTAGTCCTCAAACCAAACAGGTCCCACAAAATCCCGAAGGTCAAAACGTCACAGACGATAACACAGTCAAAGAAAAACGTGCCAAGGATCTAATGAGTTCTATACTACATGATGGTGGTGACTTTGTTAACATTAACATGCGTTTAGTTGGCGATCCTGATTACTTGCCAACAGGAGATAGTTTCTATCAAGTACAAGGCAACAACGGAACATTTTATGGTCCGTTCTTACCTGATGGAACTATAAACTATGACTTTAGCAGTCCTTTCTTTCAATTGAATTTTAAAACTCCTACAGACTACAATGACCTGTCAGGTTTTGCAGATCCTTACGAAAATAAAAAGTATGGAACAGATGAGTTTAATGGTGTATATAAAGTTGTTACTGTTAGTAATAATTTAAGTGGCGGAGTGTTTACTCAGAACTTAAACGCTGTAAGAACTAGAGTTCAGCCTATACTAGGTAAGTTGGCTAGAAGTAAAGAGGCTTTAATTAACTCAGAACGTAGAGAAGTAGCTCAGACATTACAAGCACAAGCGCAACTGTTAGGATTTTTGAAAGCAGCAAATCAACTAGTTGGTAACACCGGTCTAGCAAAATTAACTGACACCGCTAATAGTTCAATAACTAATATTACAACAAATATTTTACCACAAATAGGCAATGAGCTAGAACAAACAGTAAGGAATGTTGCGCCAGAGGTACAATCTGCATTGACTCAAGTTGGTAACAGAATGTCAAATCTATTTGGAACACAGTTAGAAGAGCGTCAAGGCAATGAAACTGATACAGTTGCAGACGTTACACTAGAAGCGTAGGGAGATTATAAATGCCAACTAATATTAGAGGCGGCGGCAAAGGCGGCGATAGAGACTTTAAGACACAAGACGTTCCTGGAGTTCGCGAGGACAAAGGCGTTGTTATTGGTGTTGTAAAAGTTAATGCTCACCCTACTCGCAGCGGTACTATTATGGTGTTTGTGCCTACATTTAGTGATCAGGCTCGCGAACATGATAAAACACAATGGCGAAGTGTAAAATATGCTACTCCCTTTTACAGTAGAACAGCTCTTACAAATGACAAAGGAACTTTAGAGAACCGCCCGGGCACAAATTTTGTGTCAGTAAAGAACACTGGTGGTTTTACTTTTCCAGCACCTGACATAGGAACAAAAGTCTTATGTGTGTTTCCGGAAGGACGCAACAGTGACGGTTTTTGGTTTGCCTGTGCACCAGACACTTATATGATGCAGAGTCTACCTGAAAGTAGTGCAAGTACAAACTTTGAAAAGAACCCTGATCTAGTTAGAAACGCAAAGGCACCAACACTGGAATTTAATGACGACCCTAGTGCAGGAGCAGATGTTGGCAAGATAGCAAACTTTCTACAGCCTAAAAGAGCATTAGATGTACACACTGCAGGATTTTTAAAATCACAAGGCTTGGATCAAGATGAGATCAGAGGACTAACCAGCAGTAGTTTCACTCGAGAAACTCCTAGCGAAATAGTTGGTGTTAGTACCAAAGGTCGTAGAACAACCGCTGCCGGCCAACCTATTGAAGCAACTGGTATTAATAAAAAATTATCTGCAGGAGATGATTTAAGTATTCAAGAAGCAGCAGGTGTGGAAGGTAGGGCGGCACGTAAAAAAGGACACGCACTAGTACTAGACGATGGCGACATTGAAGGCAACAACAATCTTATGCGGTTCCGAACAGCCGCCGGTCATCAGGTGCTTTTACACGACACAGAAAATTTAATCTACATTGGAAATGCACAGGGCACTGCTTGGATACAACTAGATGCAAAAGGACAAGTAGATGTTTACAGTCAGACTAGCATAAACCTTAGAAGTAGCAACATCAATATGCATGCAGATGGTGCAATTAAAATGCATGCAGGCTCAACTATTCAGCTGGTTGCTGGCAGTAATTTGCATTTAGAAGGTAGATCAATGGCAAACCTTTACAGTGATAAAGGTCCTGCTTTTATGTATGGTGGCGGTGGTATTCATATAAAAAGTGGCAAAACCACAAATATACAAGCCGCTTCTAGTATGAATTTAAAAGCTGGAGGCGTGATTGCTGTTCAAGGTAGTTGTGTTGCATTACAAAGTCCAGCCGCCGGAGCTGGTAAGCAAAACAAAGCATCGCAGAATACTTTGAAAGATACTAAACCTGACACTAAAGGTTTTTGGAATGCAGATTTAGATTTACTCACAACAGTTGATCGTGCACCAACTCACGAACCTTACATTGGACATGGAACCACAACAATCGAAACTGTTTATGAAAGTGTTGATATTGATGATGTGAAGAGCGGCGCAGAACTAGTTCCTGCCAAACCAGCAAATCAAAAAAATCTATCAACTGATGGAATTCAAAGAGCTAATGCATTGGTAAATGATCAAAAACTTACCCCGACTAACGTTGTTAAAGGCATGGCAAGTGGAGTGCAGTTAGGTGATTTAACAAATAAAGTAACAAAGAATCTAGCAGTTGGTGTATCTGAAATAGTAGGAAGTGGCGGAGTAGCGAACTTTGTTAATAGCACTACAAATGCTATAGGAAAATTTGGAGCGACAGTAAGTAACTTACAACAGAATGGATTTGTACGACCAGAGGCTTTCTTTAATGGACAATTAACTGATCCAAAATTATGGACAGGTAAAGACGGTATAGAAAGTAGAGACGACTTTCTAGCAAATGACTTTGTGCAAGAAAACATGTTTTATGCTGACATGTTTAACAGCATGCAGGATGCCTATTTAAGCGGCGCAATCAGTGAAGATGATGATGAAGCAACTATTGCTGGAATGAGCATGGTATCTTATGCATCAGGCGATTCTAGTATTGCAGCAAAATACAGACAAGGACAGTATATTGATCCTAGACCCATTGATGGTACAACTATTGTTCCTGATAATAATGACATGACTAGTTACTATGATAATTATTATCTAAAAGGAAGAGCTGCTCATACACAAGCTCAGTCAGCTGATGGCACAGGTTATAGTGAAAGCTGGTACACTAACATTACAAACCAACGAGTTACGGGCGGCGGATCTACTACTAGAACAGCCAGTGCAGAGCAAATTGCACGAGACGAAGCAGAATTAGCACAAGACCGCAGGGAACAAGAAGAGAGACGGCGTAAGATTGCTAAAGTAAAAGCAGAAACCGGCCTATCTGGTGCAGCTCTTCTTAAAGAGTTTAAACGCAGAAGTGGTCAGCTTACATAGGGTAAATACGTTATGGCAATTTACAAAGGATATAGCACACTTAGAAGTCAATTTAAGAGCGTAAAACTTAACGACTCGGATCTTATTAAACGTGATCTGCTAAATCATTTTGGCATACGTAAAGGTGAAAAACTAGGAAATCCTAGTTTTGGTAGCAGTATACATGACATTATTATGGAACCGCTTACAGAACCAACTAAAAATGTGCTGCTTGAAGAAATACAAGAAATTATAGAATCAGACCCTAGAGTAGCACTACAAGAACTTATTGTAGATGAATTGCCACAAGGCAATGGTATAGGAGCGCAGGTAAGTCTTTTATACGTTGATTCTAATCAAACAGAAACTATGCTTGTACGGTTCCTGAATCAAGACGGCGTTGTAAATTCTACAGTAGAAACTTTATAATAGTATCTTATTTTTATAAGCCATAAATACATTATATTGGAATGATATAACTATGGCTCATACTACAAGACAAAGTAATCTATTTGCTAGTGAAGACTGGACCAAAGTCTATGAAACTTTTAGAGAGATAGACTTTCAGGCATACGATTTTCAGACTATTCGCAAAACAATGATCGACTATCTCAGGACCTATTATCCTGAGGATTTTAACGACTATATTGAATCAAGTGAATATATCGCACTTATCGATCTCATTGCTTATATTGCACAGAGCCTCAGTTTCCGTGCAGATCTAAACGCTAGAGAAAACTTTTTAGAAACAGCAGAGCGTAGAGATAGTATTCTCCGCATTGCTAAGATGCTTAACTATCAGCCCAAACGTGCACAAATTGCTCGCGGGTTACTTAAGATACAGGCTGTACAAACTACTGAAATTATATTTGATACTAATGGAACCAATCTACAAAATCAACAGGTATTTTGGGGAGACAATACTAACCCAGATTTCCTAGAGCAATTTACAACTATTTTAAACGCTAGTTTAGACAAGACCCAGAGATTTGGGGCGCCAGCATTACGTAAAACAATAGTAGGTGTTCCAACTGAAGAATATCATATTAGTATTATTCCTAGCACAGTTCCAATTTATAAGTTTACCAATGACATTGGTGGCAATGCATTTGATTTTGAAGTTGTAAACGGAACATATAGTGGTACAAATTTCCTATACGAAGTAGCGCCACAGCCTGGTGCTATACTTAATGTATTGTATAAAAATGATAGCCAAGGCTTCAACAGTGTCAATAATGGATTTTTCTTTTACTTTAAGCAAGGTGAACTACAAAGTGTAGATTTTACAATCAATGAAAGCCTACCTAATCGTATTGTTGAAATCAGTGCAAACAATGTAGATAATAATGACGTGTGGTTGTACAGTGTGGATGCAAATGGTAATGAAGATGAAATCTGGACAAAGGTGCCAGCAATCAATGGTACCAACGTCATTTACAATAGTTTACAAGATCAAAAGAATCAGTTTGCAGTTAATAGCAGAGCAGCAGATCAAATATCATTGGCATTTGGCGATGGTGTGTTTAGTAATATTCCTACAGGAAACTTCCGTCTATATTACAGAATTGGTAATGGCTTCACATACAAGATTACACCACAGGATGTTACAGATGTAACGTTAGACATTCCTTATGTTAGTCATGCTGGTCAAATTGAAACACTTACAGTTCAGTTGAGCTTAGAATACACAGTAGCAAATGCTAGTGCAAGAGAAAACCTAAACGACATAAAAGAAAAAGCGCAACAACAGTATTATACTCAACAGCGTATGATCACAGGCGAAGACTATCAGATCTTCCCATTTACTAGCTTTAATAATATTATCAAAGCAAAAGCTGTCAACCGTACAGCAAGCGGAGTAAGTAGGTACTTAGACGTTCGTGACACAACAGGCAAGTATTCTAGCACAAATATTGTTGCAGAAGATGGTATTTTCTACAGAGAAGATGTTCTTAAAAACTTTGTGTTTAACTTTATTACATCAGGAGACATTAGTAATACTATCAGTAAAAACATAGAGCCTGTTATACAAAACAAAGAATCATTACACTACTACTTAGACAAATACCCATTTGTTAACGTTACAACTTTAGGTGTTGATTGGAACCGTAGCACACAAGGTAGCGGAATCTGTACTGGTTATTTTAAAAATGCAGTAAGTGACGGTCCGCAACAGATTGGTAACTTTACAAGTAGCAACTTAAAATATATTAAACAAGGTGCTCTTGTAAAATTCACTCCTCCAGCTGGTAAAGTTTTTAATGAACAAAACGAATTGATTACTGGATCCAGCGGAGATAATAATACTAGAGATTATATCTGGAGTGGTATTAGTAGTGTAATTGACGATGGTATTAACCAAGGCCTAGGCAATCTGAGCACTGG